GGTAGCTATGCGGCGCTGGCTGCGATTGCGATTCAGTCCAATCAGAACGATCAGCACGGCGGTCAGAGCATCGTGAACTTCGATTACTCGATGGCGAAGGGTGTTCGTCTGACCTATGAAAAGCATTTGAAAGAAGCGCAGAAGATCGCTGCTGAGTTCGGCGATGCCAAGGTGCTGACCACATGGGCGAAGGATTACGCGATGGAGCATACCAAGCGCGACACCTATCAGGCGATGGAAGGTTTTGTTCACAACCTGAACACTATGCACTCTCGCGCTGGCGCTCAAGTTCCTTTCTCCTCCATCAACTACGGCATGGATACCTCTTGGGAGGGACGGCTTGCGATGGAACAGCTTCTTCTTGCTACCGAAGCTGGCCTTGGCAACGGTGAAACGCCCATCTTCCCGATTCAGATTTTCCGTGTCAAGGAGGGCGTGAACTACAATCCCGGAGACCCGAACTACGATCTGTTCAAACTGGCGATTCGTGTCAGCGCCAAGCGTCTTTTCCCGAACTTTTCGTTCATTGACGCGCCCTTCAATCTCCAATTCTATGACCCGGAGCGTCCTGAGACGCAGGTGGCCTACATGGGATGCCGCACGAGGGTTTTGGGCAATGTCTACGACCCGGAGCGTCAGATTAGTAATGGTCGCGGCAATCTGAGCTTTACCACCATCAACCTGCCCCGTCTGGCTATCGAAGCTAATGGTGATACGGAGAAATTCTTCTATATGCTGAACGACATGCTTGAGCATGTCATGAAGCAGCTTCTTGACCGTTTTGAGGTGCAGAAGAAGCGCCGGGTGCGCAACTTCCCCTTCTTGATGGGTGAGGGCGTATGGATTGATTCTGACACGCTGGGCGCTGACGATCAGATCGGTGAAGTTCTCAAGCATGGTACGCTCTCCATCGGCTTTATCGGTCTTGCTGAAACGCTGAAAGCGCTCATCGGCAAGCATCACGGCGAAGACGATGAGGCGCAGGAACTTGGTGAGTTCATTGTCTCCTTCATCCGCTCCTATTGCGATCACAAATCTGCGGAGCTTGGTCTTAACGTGACCTGCCTCGCTACTCCTGCCGAAAGCCTTTCGGGTCGATTCGTGCGGATGGACAAGAAGCGCTACGGAGAAATCGAAGGTGTGACCGACAGGGATTATTACACCAACAGTTTCCATGTTCCCGTCTATTATCCGATTTCCATTGCGGATAAGATCAGGATTGAAGCTCCGTACCATGCTCTGACCAATGCAGGTCACATCAGCTATGTCGAAATGGATGGCGATGTCAGCAAGAACCTTGAAGCGTTTGAGAAGGTCATTCGCTTGATGAAGGAAAGCGGTATTGGTTACGGCAGCATCAATCATCCCGTAGATCGTGACCCCGTTTGCGGCTACAACGGTATCATCAACGACACCTGCCCCGGCTGCGGACGAACCGAAGAAGAAGGAAGTTTCGAGCGCATCAGGCGCATTACGGGCTATCTCGTCGGTACGCTTGACCGCTTCAACAATGCCAAGCGCTCTGAGGAGCGAGACCGTGTGAAGCACGATATTTAAGGAGGAAGCACAATGGATAAGAAGCTCAAGTCTGTGAACGGCAAGGTGACGTTCTACAAGAAGGTTGGTAAGGATTTCGTCAGGAACACGATGGCTCTGAGCAGCGCTCAGGCGATCATTGCCACGGGAAAGTCCGTCAGGGACATGAACGTGGTTAAGCTCAACAATCTGTTCTGCCGCTGCGTGGACAAGACCTATTACTTTGAGCTTGAGGAAGATGCCCCCAAGAACGAAGCGAAGGAGGAAGCCTAATGAGACCGCATTACGCTGATTACGTCAAACACGCGATGCGTTATTACGCGAAGCACCGCATGAATCTTTCTTCCGAACAGCCCCGCTTCAAGAGCGAAGCTGATAAGAAGAATTGGGAATCCTGCAAGGCTGCGCTTGCTACGTTCAGCGATGAAGCGCGTGACATTCTTCTGAGCATCTACATGGAGGACGATAACCTCGTGGAGTGCGTCAATCGTGCCGCCAAGCGCGAACATCTCAGCGCTGACCGCATCTGGAATCTCGTGAACGAACTGGAAAAGAAGGTTGCCAAGCGCAGAGGACTTATCTGATGAAACCGTGTGAACGCATCCCCGAAGCTCTCAAAGAGTTGAATCAATGGGTATGTGTTCACGCCGACAGTAAAGTTCCGATGAAGTGCTATGACTACGAGGCTGCTTCTTCGGTTGACCCGGAAACATGGTCTTCCTTCGCTACCGCTATCCATGCGGTAGCGGAGGGACACTATGACAATATTGGTTTCGTTTTTGCCGATAACGGCTTGGTGGGAATCGACATTGATACGGGATACGATGAAGACGGTTTCCTCACTCCTGTCGCCGCTGACATTTTGGGCAGGTGCAAGAGCTACACCGAAAAGAGCAGAAGCGGCAGAGGTTTCCACATCCTGCTTCGCGGAACACTTCCCTTCAAAGGGAAGAACAACCTGAAAGGCGTGGAGATATACCAATCCTCTCGTTATTTCATCATGACTGGCGACGTGTTCCTCTATTCTGAGCTTTGTGACGATCAGGAGGCCATTGACTATGTGGTCAAAACCTATTTCCCGGATGCAAAGCGAGAGGACAACACAAAGCCGATTGGAAACCGCATTTATACCCCCAAGTGGGAAAAACCGACAGGAAGCAGAATCAAGCTCCGTCCTGTATATCCGCGCATCCCTAACGGTTGTCGAAATATCTGTCTGACTTCGCTGGCAGGTATGCTTCACAATCAGGGATATTCCAGAGAGCAGATATACGATGAACTCATCTACTGCAATACGGTGGCCTGTGACCCGGAACTCCCCCGTTCGGAATTACAGACCATCGTGAACAGCGTAACACGCTACAAGAGGTGAAAACCATGCGAAAGTACAAAAAGGGTAAACCCATCAAGAGTATGAACGAACTGATGAATCAGGAGTTCGTCTACTTTAACCACAAGATCACGCACGAGGGTTGGTTCAAATCGTGGTCGCTGCGCTTTGCGCAGGACATGATTGATCGCGGCGCTCTGTACAAGGCTGTGAAGATCAAGAAGGAAGGTAACTGATAATGACGAGACCTTCCAAGACTCAGTATTACCTTGATATCGCTGCTGCGGTTGCCGCAAGAAGCACCTGTCTTCGCAGACAGTATGGAGCGGTGATTGTCAAGAATGACACCATTGTCTCCACGGGCTATAACGGCACGGCTCGAAACAGAGCAAATTGCTGTGATATCGGAGAGTGCTATCGCGCTGCGCATAACATCCCTCATGGTGAGCAGTACGAAAAGTGTCAGGCTGTTCACGCTGAGGCCAATGCGATCATCAATGCAAGCCGGGAGGAAATGAACGGCTCTACGCTCTATCTGACTGGATTTGAGAACGGTGTACGTCTCAAAAATCCTCAGCCCTGCGAAATGTGTCAGCGGCTTATCATCAATGCGGGTATCCGCAAAGTTATTACCAGCGAGGAGGAAGTATGATGACGGTATTTCAGGCTCTTGCTTTTATGTTTCTCGGTGGAGCAATCGTCGAACTCTTTGAAATGAGAGCATGGATGCGCTATCACCAAGGCAAGCGCGAAGGACAGGGATTACAGCCCAACTTTCAAAGAAGGGGGCAATGATATGAGATCGCAGCGACAGCGGATTCTCAGAAAAGTTCTCATTCTTTTCAACATCATCCTCGCTCTCCTTGCTGGTTTGATCGCCATTGGTCTCTGGCTGGAAGACTTCATGTGGCCTTGGATTGTCTCGTATTGGATGGTACTCACCGCAAAGAACATTCTGGAAATTTACAAGAGGTGATATAAAATGACGAAAACCGAAAGAGTGAGCATGATCGAAAGCATGATTCACTCTCTTGCTGAAAGTGTGAAAACCTTTGAACACATGCAGGATGTAGGCCATAAGAACCCGATGGCTGGTATGCACGTTGAAATGCACGATTCCAAGGAATCCATGCAGCGTCGTATCGTTTGTATTCGAGAAGAACTGAACCTTCTCAGTAGGCAGATCGGAGGCGAAGCAATCCGATGACTCTGAAAAATGCGCTTCGCATCAGCGGATATACCCCCAACGATCTCAAGGAAAAGCTCAAGAAGAAGGGCTATCGTCTTAACGGCTCTGAGATTCGCAATCTCTGCATGGCCTACCGTCCGGGCGGCAGTTCCGTATGGAACGCTGTTCTCTCCTGTCTTGATGACATGGGCGTGGATTGGTGACTCAGAAATTTCTGAGATTTCTTTTCAAAAACGCTTGACAAGCTCAGATATATCTGATATTCTATTTACAGCTCAGAAATAACTGAGCAACAAACGACAAATTAGGAGGTTCTTAAATGGAAATCAAGCGCGTGACATGGATGAACACTACGAATTTTGAGGTTGGCGACGTATTCCCCATGACGCTGACCAATGGCGAACAGGTTGAAGCGATGGCGATGCAGCAGGACGATGACGGCATGATCTTCATGCTGGTGGATTGTCTGCGCGACGAATACCGTATGAACTCCGACAACACGAATCGCGGCGGCTACGACGCAAGCGATCTGCGTGTGAAGCTTAATGGAGAAATCCTCGAACGCTTCCCGGCTGAAATCCGTGAAATGATGGTCGCTTTCCCGAACGGTGATCTGCTTCGTCTGCCTACCGAAAAGGAAATCTTCGGTACGAATCACTATGGTGAAGCTGAATCCGAAAAGGTGAAGCAGTTTGAGCCGATGAAGGAACGCCGCAATCGTATCGCGTTTCAGGGTAAGAACGGTGCATGGGAATGGTGGTGGCTTGCCAATAAGCATTACTGCAACGCTGCTGGTTTCTGCTGTGTCAGTGGCGACGGCGGCGCGGACTACGTCCGCGCCGGGTGTCATTACGGCGTTCGCCCCGCTTTCAAGATCAAGAATCTCTAATCTGCGCCCCCTTGTGGGGCGCACGGGAACGTGCGAATATGCCGGGGGACGCTTCCGGGTGTCTCCCGGCGATTAAGGAGGAAACATGGTAGGCGCTATCATTTGTGGTTATCAGGGTATCGGAAAGTCTTCTCTGGCGCAGAACGCCAACGGATACATTGACCTTGAAAGCGGCAATTTCTTCGTCGGCGGTGTGAGAGACAAGGATTGGTACATTGTCTACTGTAATATCGCTCTGCATCTGGCACGGCAGGGCTACCGGGTATTCATGTCCAGCCATGCCGTAGTCAGAGAATATCTGGCAAGTCTTCCCTATAACCCTGACGTTCATCTCATCACCTGCTTCCCTTCGCCCGATCTCAAGAGCGAATGGATTGCAAAGCTGGAACACCGTTATGAGGAAAGCAGACTGGACAAGGATTATCGGGCGCTGATGAACGCGCTTGATCGCTACGATGAGAACATTGCCGAACTGAGTAATCAGAAGGGCTTTGAGAAAATCATCATCTCCGATATGAACTACGATCTGCAATATCTGGTAGACCTCTTTTATCGGCTCAAATGAAAGGAGCATGACATGAGTGAAAAACCGCCGATTCTTTGTCCGATGACTTTTAACATGCTCATCGTGGACAGAAATGTGGAAGTCGTGAAATGCTCTCAGAACGAATGTGCATGGTGGAACGCTGAGTGCGGAAAGTGCAGCGTATGTGTGATCGCTGATTCGCTGAGAAAGCTGGTGAAGAAATGATTCAAGTCAGTCCTGAACGGAAATACATCGCTATTTCCATCAAGCATAGTCTTCCCGCTCGTGGAGTGATTATGAACGCTCCTCTCGTGCTGTGGGGACATCGCACGGAGGATAATGCGTCTCGCCGCAGTTTCGGTGGTTATACGACTGACCCTTCCAAGTGTGAACTCTACACGCTGGAGGAGTGGAGAACACAAGGTGGCTATGAAGGTTTCATTGACTCCACGCCTGTTTCCATGAACCTGAGCCTGTTCAGAAATTACAAGAAGCGAGACACCGTTCTCGTTCTCTATGAAGACTACATGAACTACTACCGCCTGATTATGAATGGGAGGAATTGAGATGAAACCGAAGTTGAAACCCGGTGATCGGGTGGTCATGAACGACAAATACCGTGTTCTTGAGCAGAACAGAGGTAAGGTCTGGACTGTTACGAGTGAACCTTGGATGGTCTGCGGCACTTGGGTCGTGAAACTGGAAGGGCGCTCTGCTGGTTATGCCGTTGATGGTCTTGACCTTGTGGGCGGTGAAAACGTATGAACTACGAACTCGTAAACGGACAGCTTATCGAAGACGAAAGCATGTCCGAAATCATGGAAACCTTGATGCAGGTCAAGCCTCATCAGAGCAATGTCTATACTTGGGACGATATCGGCATGGCTACGCTGATGAGCGATGTGTATAAGGACTCTATTCGCTTCTGTCCGCAGAACGGCTTTTGGTACATTTGGGACGGCTGCTGGCGCAAGCAGGGAGAAAACGGCGCGATCTCCGACAGGTTGCAAACCCTTTTGAATCTGCTGGTTCTCTACTGCAAAGAGATCAAGGCTAAGGATGAGAAGGAAGAAGACCAATTCATTGATGACTACCACAAATACATCAAGTCCATCCGCAAGTTCACCTCCATGCGCAACATTATGGAAGTGCTGAAAACGATGGTACGTCTCTCCCTCAAGGATATGGACAATAACCCGTATCTGCTCAACACGCCTCGTCATGCTTACGATCTCAAAACGGGCGATATCGTGGAGGACATTACGCCCTTCAATATCACCAAGAAAACGACCTGCCCTCTGCCTGACTTCCTTACGCCGACTTGTGAACGCTGGTACAGCTATATTGACCAGATCATGAGCGGCGACAAGGAAAAAGCGGCTTTCCTGCAAAGGGCGCTCGGTTACTCCATCCTCGGTGTCAACCGTGAAGAATGTATGTTCATCGCCTACGGCTCTAAGACGCGAAACGGCAAGGGTACGCTGTTCTCCACCATCTGTACGGTGCTGGGAGAGGATTATGCGGATTCTGCCCCGGTTGATCTGATTTGCGAGAGCAAAAACGGCAGGTCTACCGACTTCAATGCCCCTCAGCCTACCCTTGCAAAGCTCGTAGGTACGCGCCTTGTGACGATGGCTGAGTCTTCCAAGGATGTACGCTTGGATGCTGCAAGCATGAAGACCATGACAGGCCGTGATACGCTCGTCACTCGTGACCTGTTTGAAAGCTCCTTCTCCTTTGTACCTCAGTTCACGCTCTGGCTGAATACCAACCATCTCCCGGCAGTTACCGATGACACGGTATTCTCGTCCAATCGCATTTGGGTGATTGAGTTCAATCAGCACTTTGACGAGAAGACGCAGGACAAAGACCTCAAGGAAATCTTCGCTCTGCCTGAAAACCGCCCGACGATTCTCAAATGGCTGTTTGACGGCTGCTACGACTACATGAAGAACGGTCTCAACCCGCCTGACTGTGTTCGCAGAGCTACGGCGAATTACCGCGAAATGCACGACCGTATCGGCAACTTCATCAAGGAATGCTGTGTGGTCGGCAACGATCAGAAGGTTGTGCGCGGCGCTCTGTATGCGGCCTATCGTGCTTGGTGCTGCAAGAGCGAAAACAAGTACAATCCGATGGGTTCGACCACCTTCTACAACGAGATTGCCATGCGCGGCTACTCCATTCAGAAAGCGAATGAGTGGTATGTGATGGGCTTGACGGTCAAGGCTGAAAATTCAGGGCGCATTTCCCTGACCTGATGGGAGGCGCTTTACATGGCACGAAACATGTATCCCGGCTACTGCTACCGCTGCGGCGTGTATGTTCCTGCCGGGTACGGTCACTTTGAACGACGCTGGGGTAAATCGGGCAACCGATGGCAGGTTCAATGCGTGAAATGCGCGAGTGGTCGCATCGTCACCGATAAAGACCCATGCGTCCAAAGAGCTATCGACAAACGAAAAGAAAGGGAAAAAGCAAATGAGCATCTTTAAGAGAAGCAACAAGGTCAAGCGCCGCTGCGTCTGTCCGAAGTGTAAGCGCACGAACGTGAATCTCTACCCCTATGGTCTGTTCGGCTGGCGCTGCTTCAAGTGCGGAGGTAGAAGTCGTGAATGACATTGAGCCATGCCCATTCTGTGCTTACGAATCCCCCAAACTTACCGAAAAGCGGAGCGGGAACTACCGAAGAACTGGCGACATGTTCCAAGTTCTTTGCGGTAGATGCAAAGGCCGTGGGCCGATTGTAACGGCAAAATATGAAGTCAGGGTATCAGCGAATTACCAGACTAAGTACATCTCGGCTAATGCCTCTGAAAGAGAGGCCGCAAAGCAGAAAGCGATTGAGCTTTGGAACAATCGTGCGGAGGTACGATAATGGGATGGATGGCACTCATTCTGGCTTTCAACGGTTTTATCACTAAAGCATCTCACCCCGAAGCCGCTGGCTATATCTACATCGCTGCTGGCCTGTTCGCAATCGCAGACAGCATTGCAAATTGGAGGAACAAATCATGAAAACTCAGTTGAAGCCCTTCGCTTTCAAGGAAGCTACGCATATTCTCGGCAAGCCCAAAAGTATGACCGATGAGGAGTGCAAGAGTCTCCACGTTCACATGGATGGTAAGACCTGTGTTTCCTGCTGGAAGCTGAACTTCATTCAGCGCTTAATGGTGCTGCTGTTCGGCAAAATCTGGCTCGGAATTTACAGCGGCGAATATACTCAGCCTCCCGTCTGGCTGGACTGCGCGAACACCGTATTCATTCCCAAGAAAGAGAGCAAGGAGGGCAAATGATGGAAAGCCTCATCAAATCTCTGAAAATCGGAGATCGTCTTCGCATCAATCATTGGGTGAACTTTTTCACCGTATGCGGTGTATCTGATAACTTCGTTCTGGCGAACTGCTTTGAATCGGAGGAATACACGATCATTCCCAAAAAGCCTGTGGATTATTGCTACAACGGTATTCCCATCGGCTCGTTCGTTTGCTCCCCTGACAATCTGGTTTTCGGCTATGCTGGTGGTTATCATTTCGACAACCCTGACTGGATTGAAAAGTATCTTTCCGAACTGGAAACGGGAGAGCTTGAAATTTCTCAGAGGCGTAGAGAGATGATCGCATCTCTGGACGTACTGTGAACCGCAGAGACTATCTCATAGAGAAAGGGGTGCTTCTCTCAGATGGACAATGAGCAGCGTTGCGATGAGTGCATCCATTACGATATCAGGTATTGCGAATGTACCTGCGACTCTCAGCCTCAAGGCGACATCATAAAAAATCCTGATGATGGAGCAGACTGTGAATTTTTCGAGGAGGATGACCGTGACTAATGAACTTGGCCTGATTCATGACGCAACAGAGCTTCGCAAACTCATCGCTGAAAACCCTGACCTGCCCATCGTGGTTCTTGTTGGTGAGGAAGCAAACAGCGGTGGTGATTACTACTGGATGTACTGTTCCTCCGTAAGTTGCTGCATAGACGAAATCCTTGACACCTCCACTCCCTTCGACGATGAGCATGTGTTCACCGACAAGGTGGAATTTGAGGAAGCTGTCAGCGATCATCTGATTAACGAGGAAACCGAAAAGCTTTCCGATACCGACTTTGATAAGCTGGTGAAAGCTGAGGTTGCCAAGTACGATCAATATTGGCGTAAGGTCATCGCTGTGTATGCGAATAACTGAGAGGTGAGTAGCATGACGGTTAAGGAACTTTACGATTGGGCATGTGAAAACAATCTGGAAGACTATGATATCGAGATTCAGCATCGGAGCGGCGCTGGCTATCACCTTGGACGCGACTCTCTGACCTCTGAATTGAATATCGAAGTCGATCACGAAGAACAGATTGTCATTCTGTGAGTTGGGAAGAAAGGGAACTTTTCAACGAGGTATCGCATAAGGGATTTCTCTCTATGGGAAATTAGGGAACT